TTAGTCGATAGGGTGTTAAGCGAATACCCAGAAACGAGGAATAATGATTCAGCGTTGTTTTTGCAAGTATGTAGGAAATTGGGATTTACAACGTTTGAGGAAATGAAAAATGTACCGGTTTTGACAGTGACGAGAGCAAGACAGCATATACAAAATGAATTAGGCAGATGGAAACCAGACGAAGAAATAAAGAAGCTGAGAAAAGATCGCCAAATTCAATTTAAAAAATACATGGCACAGTTGAAAGAGGCGAAATGATATGGGAAATCTTTTGTTATTGTTTGTTATTGGGTGTTTGTGTCAATTAGGAATGATTTATTTAATCGATTTTTTAGGTGATTTGGTAAGAAAAATAAATAAATCAAGATAAGGAATATGGTGGCCTTATAAAAGGCTTTTTTATTTTCTAAAAGGCATCTTAAGCGGTGCCTTTTATGATTTTGTTTTTGTGGTGAGGTGTTTTGATGATCCCAAAAAAAGTGAAAGTGGCAGGGATTGAATATGATGTTAGAGAAGTTAATGGTCTTACCGATAAATTTAATTTACTCGGTCAGATCAATTATAATATCGGTGTCATCGAATTGGACGATAGCATAAATGAATCCAGAAAAGAACAAACTTTAGTGCATGAGATCCTTCATGCTTGTTTCAAGGAAGCAGGATATGATGAACACGATGAGGAAATGATCAATCGTGTTAGCATTGTGTTGTATCAGGTGTTAAAGGATAATGAGTTGTGTTTTAAAGCGTAAGCCCTGCTATTTGGAGAGTTTGACTGACTCAGGAGAGAATTAGTTCGGTGTCGAACGACGATGACCAGAGACTTTGATTTTCTTTCTACCTACGGTTCTGGTGTACGGTTTAACAGGTACAATTTTCTTACCTTTTAAAGTCTTAGCCATTTTTATTCCCTCCCTTCTCAGTAAAAAGAGCAGGGCTTACAATAGTAATAATAGCACAATATTCCAAATATATATATAAATGTTGGAAAATATTAAAATAAAATTGTCTGATGATTTAACTTCAGTACCGATTAAAGTGCTCGCTTCAGTTGCTACGGAGATGACTAAGGAATATTTTAAGAATAAATTGGGGCTGAAGTGATGGTATATTATTTAACCGATGAATTAGAAAATGCAATTGATTATTTAGAATTTGCGGGAGAAATGTTTAAAAAAGGAAATTATAAACATAGATTTAAATGGTTAATGATATCACTTCATGGGGCACTATACAGTTTTGGAGTTTGTGCAATAAAAGGAAGTAGTTCCATCCAAAATGTATATGATAAATTGAAAATTAAAAAATCCAGAAAAGAATCATTATTAAATTTTGTAAAAGAAACACATGGTGAAAATTATGATCCTACATTAGATGAAACTTACCTTCAATTTAAGGAAGGTAAATTACTTGATATATGGACTGTTTTAGAGAGATGTCAAATGGAAGAATTTATGCGTAAATACGATATCAGTAATGTCCTAAAATTAAATGAAATACAAAAATTGGCTATAGACAAATTGATTTTCTATAGGAATCATTTTGCTCATTTAAAACCGAATGCATACGGATTTATTGGTAACTATGTTGAAGAAATAGTTAAACCTGTTATAGAGGTAATTGCCTTTTTAGCAATCGAAAGTAATAACATACTTTATTGTGGTGATAAGAGCAAAGAACGGGTTAAGAGAGCTTTAACAATGTTTGAGGTGGATTAAAGTTAATTTCTCTTTTTATTAAATAGGGGGCATAAATGGATATTATCTCAACATTAATTACTGCATTTGTTGGTTTAATTGGTGTTTGGTTAGGTAGTTATTTAACCAAAAGAAACACTATAAAAACAGAGAAACAATTTTTAATGAAGAAGTTAAGATTAGAAAAGATCCAATCAATATGTATAAATTTATTAGACTATATACGGACAATTGCTAAAATCCATTCCCTTGTAGTTCAATATGAGAAGAAAGAAATATCACATGAAGAGTTCAAAATAAAAAACGATCAATTTCAAGAAGATGTAACTGAATATTTCCGATTTTTAACTGCAAATGAGATATTTTTAACTGGAATTCAAATGGAAGTTGAAAAATTGAATGATAAGTATCAGTTAATATGTAATAAGATATATGAAAAATATCATAATCCTCAAACTAGAAAAGTGTATTTTGATGAGGAAGAAAAGACGTATGAATCGATAAATAATGATTTTGAACATTGTCTTTTAATAGGTAATGATATAATTCAAAAACTAAATAAAATACTTTATGAGGAAATAAATGAATTAAATAAGTAAAGAAGGACTTTCTTCCTACAATGTGGAATTATTAAGTAAATTAGTAGGAAAGGGTATTATAAATGGCTGAATATTACAAAGTGGAGTATAGTGGCCAAAAACCTTTGGAAATCAAAGAACATAAAGAAGGTAAATTGATAATTACAGAATATTTATATTCAAATGGTGCCTATATAAGATTTAAAAAAGAAAAAGGAGACGGTGTCCGTAAGTTAACGGATAATATTAATGTTGAAACTAATAAAAAGGTTAAATTTAATAATTTAACCAAAACTTTTGTTATTAGTGATTAAAATCATACTTTGACATCTCAAATTGAGATGTCTTTTTATTTGGGATAAATGTTAAAATGTAAAGGTGGTGACCTTGACAGTAATGATTCACGATAAAAAAATGTTAGCCATTGAATTATTGGCCGATGGCGAATTGAGAAAGACCGAAATTGCGAAAAAAATCGGTGTTAGCCGTCAAGCATTATATCATTGGTTAAATGACCAAGAATTTGTGGCGGAGTTGGACAGGCGGTTACAACAGAAAAAAAGTCTCGTTCAAAAAAGAATTGATGGCAAATTGGACTTCGTCATAGAAAAGTTGTATGAATTGGCAAACGACAGTTCAAATAAGCGTGTTCAGGCTCAAGTCCTTCAATACTTAGCGGATCGTGCATTAGGTAAACCAACAAGCAAACATGAAATTGAAGCGGCCATGAACGATAAAAACAATATTGATGAAGATATTTTGGAAGCAGAATTTGACGAAGTGGATAATGAAGATGAAGAATAAAGGCCTTCCCATTTATTAAAATGAGAAAGCCTTAGAAACGGCTTCAGCCATTTCCTTTTCGGTTGGGTTAGCATATCGCCTTGTGGTGTTAATGTCACGATGGCCGACAAGTGTGGCGATAGTCGTTAAATCTACATTGTTCCTGGCTAAAGTAGAACAAAAAGTATGTCTTAAAAGGTGCGGATTTATTCCGTATTTGTTTAAAATGGTTTGAACCATCCTAACCGATATTCTTCCTCGCTTAGAGATAAACAAGGCTTCCTGGTCATCTGTTCTATGATCTAAATAGCGTTTAATAATTTTAAAATTTTCATCTTTGACAAAGACTTTTCTTGCCTGATTAGTCTTTGATTCATTGATATGGATAATATAAACGTCTTTGTTACGAGTGATGTCGTCACGATTACAATTAACCAGTTCAGATACTCGGCACCCAGTATAGAGTAAAAAGTCTATAATGGCTTGATCACGTTCCCTTGTTGGACTTGATTTGTCATTGGCAACAGATAACCTTAGTTTGGTTACTTCCTCTTTGTCTAAGCCTTTGCTTTCCTGTTTGCTGATGTGCGGAACCCTTTGAATCTCGATGTCATCAACCGCATGCAACTGATTTGAATAGTGACAGAAAGAGCGGATAGCAGCATAAATGCGATTGATGGTAGCGGGCGAATAGTTATTCTTTAATGTGTTAAGGTATTGTTGAACGATGAGGTCATTTAAATCATTTAATGATGTGTTATACTTTTGGATATAGGCATTAAAGTTTTTGAGATCCCTTTTATAATTCTTTAATGTGTTTGGGCTTTTGTTCCGCATCCGTTTTGACTCCAGAAATTCATCGATTAGCATTAGTAATCATCTCCTTAAATTAGTTATACGCAATACAGAGCACTAGATTTTGGTATTTATTACCAGTAAATTAAGCGATTTAATCTAGGATATGTATCGTTTACACCTATTATATTACTGTTTAATTGCGTATAAGTCAAGTTATATACAATTAAATTGATTGGTCATGGATTAGTTGTTATCCATAATTGATAAATAAAAAGATGATCCACTTGCCAAAAAGCCGACAAACAAATGAGTTTATTTTCATTTGGATAGGGGTGGGTACCTTCTCATTCCGTCCGGCCAGCCAGCCTACAGCAGTCGCTACAATTTTTTAAAATAATTTTCAAAGTTCGAGGAGGTGAGCAACATAAACGACATCATAAATACAAAAGAAAATAGGCAATTACTCTATAAATATCTAAAGCAGTTTTTTGGTGAAAAAAAAGCCAAGCAATTGATGCTTAAGCATAAGGATAATTTATTCGGGAAAAGTTCACTTGCTTACTCAATTGGTAAACGGTCTTTATCCTTTTTTTGTCTGTATTTTCTCCAAGATTATTTCGTTCCTAAACCGAATAATTTAGTGAGAAACCTTGCTCCTGTCCATTACGAGATTTGGCAGGAATTAGAGGATATGTTTATCCATAATAAACACGATAAAGAAGAATTTATTTTGAGTCGGGGTATCGGCAAAACTACTATCATTGATATGGCTTTATGTTGTTACCTCCATTGTTACAAAAAATCGATTTTCACTATCGTGCTTGCTAACAGGGAATTAGATGCCATTAACTTTGTTGACCAAACGAGAAAAGCACTTCAAACGCCTTATATCGTTAACACCTTTGGCAATTTAGTTAATCCTCGCAATCATACCGTAAACAAACTTGAACTCGAACTCGACAACGACACAAAAATTCAAGCCTATTCCTCCCGCTCATCGGTTCGGGGTGCATCGTATATCTCCAAAGATGGCAGATTCCGTCCAATGGTATATATTGCGGACGATTACATATCCGAAAACGATATTTTGAGCGATGAATCCAAGCAAAAGAAATACCAACGTTGGCTTAAAGAGGTTGAAGAAGGCGGTGATGAAGCCGTCTATCGAAATGGAAAACTAGTGAAGCCTGCGACAAAATTTGTTGTAATCGGCACACCTTTAGCGGTTGGCGATTTTATTGATTCCATTCGTAAAAACCCCGAATACAAAGTATTCCACCGTAGTGTGGTTGATTTTGATATAGACGAATATTTTGACAGTCATCCTCATTGGCAAAAATTCAAAGAAATTTTGTTTAATGATAAACTCGATGATCCTGAAGCACATGCCAAGAAATACTATGAAGCTCATAAAGAAGAAATGGACTTCCCAACTATATGGGAAAAATACAGTTGTTACAAGTTAGCCTTAAAATACTTTAACAAGCGTTTAGTGTTCATGCAAGAACTTATGTGTAACTGCGAAAACATCGGTGACAAATGGTTTAAATCGAATCGAACCCAACCAAAAGAAGAAATTGAGGATCACAAATTCGTTAAAACCATGCTGACCATTGATGCGGCAGGAGTTAAAAACAAAGACAAAAATCGATCAGACTATTTTGCCTTTGTTGTTGGCTCACTTGCCGACAATGGTTTCAAATATGTTCGCAAAGGTCAAATTAGAAAATTCGATGAATTTGACCAATACATCAATCATGTGATTGATCTTCTCTACGAATTTGAGGATATAACGCATATCTACATCGAAAAAAATACCTATAATGGTTTGGACGTTGAACGCATACAGCAAGAACTAACGAAAGAAAAACATAAAACATTATTTAAACGTAACATTACATTTATCAATGAAATGCAGCGTAAAAACAAAGATGAAAAAATATCGACTATTGTTGATGCTGTTAACAATGGTCGTATTATTTTCTGTGAAGATAGAGTAGAAAAACAGGCACTTGACCAACTAATGGAATTCGCTGGTCAACAATTCACTTTGCACGATGACTTTGTAGATGCCGTTTCCGAATTTGCTAATCGGATTGATGAAATTGAAATCAAAAATAAACGCCTTCAGACCATTGATCGAAGGCTTTTAGGTATATAAACACATAAAAGAAAGGTGGTGCCGTCTTGACGATATTAGATAACATCAAAGAAGGTTTAAAACAACACAAAATCGATTTGGTTAGATACCAGAAACTATACAATTACTACATAGGCAAACACGACATCTTAAACCGAGTCTTACCAGACCCAAGCAAACCTAACAACAAAGTCGTTCTTGATTATCCGGGAATCATCATTGATACGGTTGTTGGTTATTTTGCTTCTAAACCAATCTCTTACATATCCAAATCTAAAAATGACCAATACATAGCCGATTTAAAAGATGTTTTTTACCAAAATGATGAAGAAGATGTGAATGCTGAAATCGTTAAAGATTATTGTATTTTCGGGAAATGTTACGAATTAACATGGGTCGATCCAGAAGGAAAAATCCGTTTCACTCAATACAGCCCTTTAGAGATGTACGTCAAAAAAGACAATAAAGATAATATTCAATATGCTTTTCGGTATTGGGATGAAGTGATTGACGAAAAAACAACCATAACTAAATTAGAGTATTATGACGATCAAGCATTTTATTATTTTATATCAAAAGATGGTGGAAATACATTTATCCCTGATCCCAATAGACCGAAAACAAAGCATTATTTTGGTGAAATTCCCGTTACTCTTTATAAAAATAATGACGAAGAAATTGGCGACTTTGAAAAAATTATCTCCTTGGTCGATTCAGTTGATAAATTGTTATCCGATTCAAGTAATGAATTGGAGGCATTTGTGAATTCGTATCTCGTTATTGCCGGAAGGCAAGGTACAACTCCCGAAGATATTGAAAAAATGAAACAAAATGGCGTCTTATTATTAGATAAAACCGATGACGCTAAATTCTTAATCAAAGATGTTGATGCCGACTTTCAGAATACCTTCTTTGAAACAGTAGATAAGCTAATCCATACGCAAACAGCAACGCCAAAACTAACAAGTGAAGATTTTTCCTCAAATCTTAGCGGGGTGGCATTAGGTTATAAATTATTTGGGCTTGAAACCAAATGCCAAATTAAAGAACGCAAAATGTCTAAGGGTTTGAGAAAACGTATTCGTTTGATTACAAATATTCTCAATCTCAAGGGAAAAAATTATGATCCCTCCGATATTGTATGGGAATTCACTCGCAATATCCCCCAAAACGAAGCCGAAATCACCGATGAGATCATCAAACTTAAAGGAATAGTTTCTCAGGAGACTCTATTAAGTTGGCATCCTCGCATACAATCACCATCGCAAGAGATTGAGAAAGTTAAAGAAGAAAAAGACGATATGAATTTGGATTCCATTGGATGGCAACAAGATAATTTAAAATCTGGTGAAACAGCATGAGTAAATTAGAGGACGCTATCTTAGAAATATTTGATCAGATGTTTAAATTAACCGATAAAGAACATCAAGAAATCCTAAAAATGTATAAAAAATCAAGGGATAATATTAAGGCATTTGTGGCCGAAGTTTTTATGAAGTATGGTCAAGATGGCAAAGTTAACTATGCCGATCTCCAAAAATATAACCGCATGGCAACCATCGAGAAACAAATTAAAGAGGAAATTCAATCAAATTACAATGACGAAGTTAAAATTATTTCGGGTATTCTCGCTTTAGTCTTTGCCCAATCCTTTTATCGAACAGCATTCGCACTTGAAAAGAATTTAAAGGTTGGCATCAACTTCAAATTATTAAAACCCGAATTCATAAAAGAAATTGTGAATTTTAATTGGTCAGGTATTCCCTTTTCCGAACGCATTTGGAAAAACCGAACATCCTTGATTAACTCACTTAGAGAAACATTATTTCTAGGGATTCAAAACGGTGATTCTTTAGAAAAAATCGCAAGAGCCATCAACAAAATATTTAATGTAAAAGCCTATCAATCATTACGCCTAATCCGTACCGAATCGGCAAGAGTCATTACACAGGCACAAGAAAAACTTTATGCAGATTCGGGTGTGACGGAAAAGGTTAAATGGCTTGCGACACTTGATGCTAAAACGGATTCGGAATGTCGGGAATTAGACGGGAAAATATTTGATATTGATGATCCTTATAAACCAAAAATTCCCAAACATCCAAATTGC